ACTATTACTCCAGCAAATCCATACACAGCAACAACCTTCACAATTACACACAGTCTTGGAACACGAGATGTGTTAGTAACTGTACAAGACTCTACCTACAACGAAGTAGTTACTGATGTGGTTGCAACAACTACATCTGCTGTAACTATTGGATTTGCAGTGGCTCCACAATCAGGTGAAACATATAGGGTAGTAGTTAAAGCCTAACAAATGAGCAAAAGAGCCCTCGTACCTATTAACGTACTTGCCGTAGGCACAGCGCCTACTGGCAGGTACGCTGGTGATATCTACTACAACACAGATGCAAAAAATCTGTTTGTATTTGATGGTGCACAGTGGTTTGAGATTGTTACTAACGCAGAGGCAGATATACTTGAAGGCGGGAACGAGGCTGGAGGAAGTGATTCTTATTCAGCAACAATTGATGGTGGAAACGAAGCAAGTGGGTCAGATGTCTATGCACTTACTTATGATGGTGGAGGAGTAATTTAATGTCATCAGTACGAATTCAAATACGACGAGGAACCGCTGGTCAATGGACTGCAAATAACCCAACACCATATGCTGGTGAAGTTTGCTACGACACTACAAATAATAAATTTAAAATTGGTGATGGCACTACTGCTTATGCTAGTTTGCCATACTTTCTTGATGAAGATGCAATTGCTTTATTAATCTCAGGTTCAGCATTAAGCACTACAGATGATCTTTCTGAAGGTACTACAAATAAATATGCTACAAATGCACGTATTGCAAATGCTTTAAATAGCGGCAGTAAAACAGGTATTACCTTTACTCACGATGCTGGAACAAATGTAATTAATACAACTGTAACTCAAGTTCAAGGAACTACTGGTGCTCAAGGAACCACTGGCGCTCAGGGCATTCAAGGTACACAAGGATTACAAGGACCAACAGGAACACAGGGCACTCAAGGAACTCAAGGAACTCAAGGAGTCCAGGGCACTCAGGGTGTTCAAGGAACTCTTGGAGAGACAGGCGCTCAAGGAACACAGGGAACTCAAGGAACTCAAGGAACACAGGGAACTCAAGGAACTCAAGGAACTCAAGGATTAGATGGTGCTCAAGGAACTGTTGGCGCTCAAGGTACGCAAGGCGTTCAAGGAACTACAGGAACTCAAGGAACTCTTGGTACCCAAGGTACTGTTGGTAGTTTTGGTGGAGCCACTTTTGATTACACCTTCTTAACAAGTACTACTAATGCTGATCCAGGAACTGGAAACTTAAGATTTAACGCATCTCCTACAACAGCAACTGCTATGTACATTGATGCAAGTAATGATGCTTCTACAGACATCTCTTCTTTCTTACAAACAATTGATGATTCAACTTCAACAATTAAAGGACACTTACGTGTATCACAGAAATTAGATACCAGTGTATTTAAACTTTATACAATTTCTTCTCTTACAGATAACACAGGTTGGTTTACTGTTGGCGTTGCTTATGTTTCTGGAAATGGAACTTTTTCAAATTCAGATGACGTATTAATTACCTTTGCTCGTACAGGTGATGTCGGTGCTCAAGGAACTCAAGGTACCGTTGGAGCGCAAGGCGTACAAGGAACTCAAGGCGTACAGGGCGTACAAGGTCTTGAAGGATTTGTTGGTTCAAACGGTGCTCAAGGAACTCAAGGCGTACAGGGCGTACAAGGAACTCAGGGAACGTTAGGTTCTCAGGGAACGTTAGGTTCTCAGGGAACTACTGGTGCTCAAGGTACTCAAGGACAAGTTTCTGCTGATCCAACAACTACAGTTCTTTTATACGGTGGTATGTAACTAAAGTAACTCTGTACTACCATTGTGAATTTGACTGTATTGCGCTGCTTCTAATAAAAACTTTATAGGTCTATATACCTGTGGTTTTACTGTAAAAGTATTAAACCGCATCTGATTTTCTTCTTGTTTCATTCTAAAATTAAAAATGTACCAATCTATAGGGCAATTAATTCCTCTTGATTCAATATCAGCAATTGTTTTTTCTGCTCCTCGCCTACTGACAGCATACCCAGCACAGGACCATTGCTGATAAGACTTGCAAACATACTCTTCACCAATATCGTGGTCATTTTGATTGTACGCAAATAAAGAATCATCAGGAACAAAGAATGAAAAGAAATCCCATATAGGCATAAGTTCTCCCATATATAAAGTTGCAACATTTTTAAAGTTTGAACTTAATGTAATATCATCTTCAAAAAGTAAAAGCACATTTTTATCAGATTCTAAAAACTTCTTATATGCCAAGTAAGTACTTGCCCAAACTCCTATAACTCCAGAGGATGGTGGGAAGGTCTCTCCTGGCTTACAAAAATCGGTGACGGTGTTTATTTTAAACTTTGGTGTTTTATCTATAAACTCCTTTGCCTTCTCTGCTGTATTTAAATATACAGTCTCAGAACCAAGGCGTGGCAAAAAAGACATAGAATTTAAAATGCCCTCGTAAGATTTGTTTCTTAGTCCATTTCCAGTATCAGTATGAAAGATCTCAAAGCAGGCGTTATCTAGCATCTGAAGCCTCTGTCTGCAAGTAGGCATTATTCAATAAAGTCATTATAGATTGTTTTAATTGTGGTCTAAACATTGATAAGAACATTGATCCACCAAATCTAGGATTGCTTTCAAATATAACGGGCTTATCATCACGGAGTTTAAAGTTTACATTTGCTGGGCCGCTGTAATTAACCAGTTTAAAAATCTTACGAAATACCGCAAGCACCTCTGGCTCCATAGTCACAATTTTATTTTCAGCAAATGGTCCCATATTCACCTTTCCTTCTTCAGGTACTGGACCTTCAAAGGTGACGTTCCAAAGAACTTCTCCGTCTCTGCACACAACGTGAGTGACGTACTCAACATCTCCCTCTACGTACTCTTGAACAAGATAACGTTTATCTTTAAACCTGTGATTATTAAGTGCCCACTCATACCGTTGTTGGTCCCAAATTAAGGCTATACCTACACCGCCGTAAAGGTCTAGCCTCTTCATGATAAAGGGAAACTCTGGTGTGTCTGATGTTATGTTTATAGTCTTTGGAAAGTACTCCTCTAAACCATTACTACTTAAAAGTTCATAGAACAATTCTTTGTTATTAAATACGTTTATTGTTTCTGGTGAGGAGACTAGTGTGAGACAACCTTTTGGATAATTGATGTTGTTTTCTACCGATAGCGGTATTAATACGGACTTGTTGTAATTTTTACAAATTTCTTGTAAAGGGAAATCTAACTTATCAACTTCTATAACTTTCTCAATTGATGAGAAGCCTTCCCAAAAGGGAGAGTCTGTTCCAAGAGCCTCACGCCAAGTGGGCCATAATCCTTTCCCATAGATAACTACTAACACTTCTCAATCCATACCTGATAACCAGACTCAATCATTGTGTACTCGCCTTTACAGAGATTAAGAACGCAATCCACGCCCCTCTTAGGCTCTCTGTATTCTCCTCCGCCATAATTCCAGAGGTAGTCATCAAATGCCATTACCCCACCTGATTCCAGGTGCCTAAAGCCATTTAAGCCATCTATAGCGGTCTGTAGGGCGGTGTGATCACCATCTATGTATATGAAGTTATATGAACTAGCGTTACGAATAAAGAAGTCATCACTAGTCATCTTATGCTTTATGATTCTTCCATCCTTTGGGAATCTTGAATCATAGTAAGCCTCTACTGAAGAAAAATCCAGAGATTCATGGGCGACTTCTTCACTGCCCTCCCAGGTATCTACATCATCTAGATATTCAATCTCTCGATTAGTAAGTAGCCACTGCGTGGCGTCTCCTGTGTAGGTGCCGATCTGCAGTGCACGAAGTGGAACACTTGGCACATGTCTGAAGTACTTCTCTACATCTTTAAACCAATTAGGAAACATCAGATAAACAATTTCATATTATTAAGACATCCATTCACATACTCCTCAGCCATCTTGTGATCATCTAGTAGGTGCTGGAATAGAGTTTTGCTTTCATCTTTGCGCCCAATCCACCATCCAGCAACAGCCTTCTCAAATAATAGGCAGTAGGTTCCGTTGTACTCAACGTACCCTGGAAGAGGTTGATTAAAGGCATTTGTTGCAAACAGTAGCCCTAACTCTGCGTAGGTATAGCACTCTTGATATTCCTTGTTTCGTTCTTTAATTCTAGAGAGTAAAAAATACGCCTCTGGTCTATTTGGTAAGTATGCAATGGCCTGCATAATATTGTTATAGACAGTTCGGTTCCTATCTCCTTGAGCGTTCCAACACAGTGCCATCTTTAATAGTGAAGTGTATGTTATTAATGGGTGAGTTTTGTACCCGTGTTCAGCGGCTCGTAAATAGAACCCTGCAGCGGATGCATGCTGTAACTGTTCTTCATAAGCAGATGCTAGATCAAAGTTAATCTGAGGATCATTAGGATTTTCAGCCAGTTTTAAAGCGAACTCTTTAACGCTCATAAGACATGGCCTCCGTAATCATCTTATTAACAACCTTCTTAGGAACCTCAAGAACAAAGGCACAGTTATCTTGAACGCCAAAGGTTAATACTAAATTCTTCTTTATAATGGCAGCACCTACACAGAACTCGATAGGAGTATCTAAGAATGCAAATGGATTTGTAACTCCAACAAAGTTAAACTCTTTATCCCAGACAATCATTCGATGTCGGTATACAGAGTCCTTCTGATTTAAATAATTCTTCCACAATCTAACTTCATGAGTAAATGCAATGTAGTAATCGCCCCAAGCAACGATGTTAGTACCACCACGTTGATCAGGAGAAATCGGCGGAGTTTCTTTTGTCAGTACCTGCTTAGACTGCGACTTATTAGGATCAGCCCAAACAACTTCGGTAGGCATAGCCCACTTAACAAAATGATACGGCATATCAAGGATAGGCATCCAATTCTTTTCACAATAAGAATTAACATCAACAGGAGGTGGGATACGAACTCGCTGCACCTCCGTGGCTGTCCAGTTCTCTTTATCTAATTCAATCTTGGAGTACTCCATGCGACCT